TGTTTTCAGGAATCCAACGATGTTGTCGAAACTGGTGACGACAAGATCTTTGATCGCATCGAAAGCGTCGATGACGATCTGTTTCATCGCATCCCAGACCGCACCGAAGTCACCTTTCAGTAGTGCGGTGCCGATCTCAAAGAGTCCACGGATGACTGCCAGACCGATCTCAATCGTGTTCTCAAAGATTTCAAACACGGTTTTGACGATGACAACAAGCCCATCCCAGAACAGCGAGAACACCGGTTTCAGATAGTCGAAAAAGCCGATGAAGATTCGTGTCAGCATCCCGACGAAATCGCTGATCCGTCCGACGATGAAGATGACGACGTTGGCGATGGTGTACGCCAAAAACTGGAACAGTTCCATCAACAGATCGATACCGGGTTTCACAAGCCGGTACATGAGTTTGAACACTTCGATCAGATATTCGACTGCGGACACGATGGTGGACACCACGTTGTCGTTGAACCATCCGGCAATCGGACCGAAGATTTCAATGAACCGGGCGTAGAAATCTTGAACCGCTTGACTGACATCACCCCACACATTGACGAGCGTTTCAATGACGTTCGTGATGAACTCGGTGACAGGTGGGATCGCTGCCTGTATCGCAGCAACAACCGTGGCGAACACTTCGCTGGCGATCTCTCCGACACGTTGCAACGTCGGCTGGATCTGATCGAAAGCGTTACGCAACCACACCAAAGCGTTCTGAGCGAAGTTGACAACGCTGTCAACCACGTTGTCAACGATGTTGCGGAAGTCCTCAAAGTTTCGGTATGCGTAGATGAACGCTCCGGTCAACGCTGCGATCACCACGACAGCGATACCAACCGGGTTCGCCAACGCACCAACGAGCGTGACCAACTTGCCGATCACCAACAGGGCAGGTCCGACGGCTGCAACAACACCAGCGGTGATCGTCGCCATCTTCAACAACTCTGGGTCCACTGACGCAAGATTCTGAGTGAGCACCGTTGTTTGCTCGGCAAGATTCGTCATGGACGCCAACAGTCCTGCGTCACCGATGGCGATCATCAAACCTTCGGCAGCGGACTTCAACTCGGTCATTGCACCGTTGAAGCCTTCCATCTGGATGGACGCAACCTGTTCGGCGGTACCGCCAGCGTTTTCCAGATCGGTGGTCAGATCGGCAAGAGCCTCAGAGCCTTGCGAAACGAGAGCCATCATCGCAGGACCGGCACGCTGACCGAAGATCTCCATCATGTCAGCAGTGCTCGCACCAGAACTTTCCAACTGGCGAACGATCTCCTCCATGGACACCAGATTGCCCTCGGCATCTAGGACATTCAGTCCCAGTTCCTTCATGATGTCTTTCGCCTCGTTGGAAGGCGTCAGCAGCCGGGTGATGGCACCACGCAACGACGTGCCAGCCATCGATCCTTGAATACCGGCGTTGCCCATCAAACCGATGGCAGCAGCAGCCTCCTCAAACTGGATGCCTGCCGCCGACGCAACAGGACCGGCATACACAAACGATTCACCGAGCATTTCCAACGTCGTGTTCGTTGACGTGAACGTCTTGACGAGCGCATCATTCGCAGCAGCCAAATCCTCAACTTGGATCCCGTAACCCGACATGATGTTCGACGTGATGTCGGCTGCGGTACCCAAATCGATTTGGGCTGCTGCTGCCAGATTCAACGTGTTCGGCAACGCCCCCAAAATCTCATCAACGTCGAAACCTGCCATTGCGAGGAACCCCATCGCATCAGCAGCCTGCGTCGCCGAATACTGGGTGGTGCGACCCAACATCTTCGCCTGTTCACGCAACGCCTCAAAGTCGTCACCGGTTGCGCCACTGACCGCACGCACACGGTTCATTCCGGCTTCAAAGTTGCCTGAGGTAGCGATGATCGCTGCCCCCATGCCAACAATCGGAACCGTCAGGTTTCGGGTGAGGGTCTGTCCTGCTGACGAGATCCCCGACCCAGCCTTTTTGATCGTGTCACTAAGACTCTTGAACTCTCGCTCAGCGTCACGAATACCCTTGTCGTTGAACGACGATGTGATTGGGATGTTCGGTTGATTCGCCATCTCAGTTGCCCAGTTCCCGGTTCAGTCTCCTCGCAACCTTATCCAACGAACGGTTGATGTTCCGGATCACCGAACGCTTCTCTGCGACGTAGGCAGGGAACAGGACACGGGAGTATTTGGCACCCTTCATGTAATCGAATCCGAGTCCGACTCGTTCCAACGAGAACGCAAGACGGTTGTCAGGATTCTTTCTGCCAGCCCAGTCATAGACCGATCCGGCAGGATTCTTCGACTTGAACACCAGCAACGGGATGATCTTCTCACCGCTCTGACGACGGATACCGCTACGTCCCAACAACACTTTGTAACTGGATGCCGATTGGCTAGTCCACTTCAACCGTCCCCATGTCTCACCCCAGTTCGACAACGGAGGTTCACGAGTTGAAGCAATCGACCGGGCACGCCCCTCCAACGGTGCAGCCAACTGTTTGATGTCTGCACGAACCTGAGTCGCAACCTCTTTGTCGTAGTTGGCAAGTTTCCTCAACAACTGACGGTCATTGACCAACTTGCCTTGAATCTCCAACCCACCAGTGGACAACTGGCGAGACGACAAACTGATTGCCACTACTTTCTCCGTTTCGCCTCTTTCGCACGATCTTGCATGTACGCCATTATCGCACGCAACATGTGACTGTCTGCCATCAACGATTCAGGTGGCAGACCGGTCTCAACAGAGATGGAAGCAATCAGATATGTCAGGCTGTCTCGTCGAAAGGGCGGTCACCTTCGTTGACGACGTTCACTGACACAACCTTGTTCAACCATTCATCGAACGGCTTCACAACCTTGCCAGCGTAATGCATTGACTTCCATGCGAGCCAATACATGTGCTCCATCTTGGCTTCCTGTTCAAACGCCTTACCGATACCGGTTTTGAAGTTGCGCTCAAACTCCACCTGAACCTTCGGTGTCACCGGGAACTCTCCCTCAGAGCCGTCCTCGGTGACGACCTCCAACCTCATTGCGATCATGGGCAGTACCTCTCAGTTGAGTTGATTACGACGTGGCGGTGGTGATGCTACCGGACACCGGCCAAGTGACCGAAGCCGAAGCGAGTTCACCGACGGCACCGTTCAACAGTGGCCACTCGGTGACGAGAACCGTCATGGAGAACGACGGGTTGGTGGCAGACGTGGTTTCGTTGACCGGCTTCACCGTCACCGTGGTCGTTCCACCGACGAGACTGGCGATGGTGGCGTGAACTTCACTGGACGCAAAGTCCTCGTGGAAATCCAACGACACCGAGTGATCACCGAGACCAGCGATCCGGGTGACAGCGGTGTCACCGAAAGCGGTGGTGGCAACCTCAGCATACGATTCGGTGACGGTCACCGAACCGACATGATCGGACAGATCCACGCTATTGACCGTGATCTCCGGATTGGTCAGGACAAACTTTGCCATGTCAGGTCACTTCTCCTCATCAGAAGTTTCAGGGTTATCTTCGGCCTCAACAGCCTTTGTCGGGGCCGACTTCACGGCCTTCACCGGGGCAAGATGTCCCGATGACACCAAGTGTGCCACATCAACGCCATCAAGATTGGCACCATCAACAACGCCACCGGGCATCACCCCAGCAACCTTGTGACTACCTGTGACTGTGAACTTTGCCATGTCTGACTCCTATGCGTGAATCCTACACCGAAAATCTGCTGCCAAATAGTTAGCGTCAGCCTGCGAAATCATCCGCACGTTGTCGGCACGTTCAATCAACAAGGTTTGAACTACGCCACCCAACGTCCGATCAGCCTCAATCGCCTGACGAATCGACAGATCACCAGAATATCCCAAATACTGGTAGAGGGTTCTCTGGTTCGCACGATCCGAGTTCCTGCCAACCACCACCGTGATGATGTAGGTGTGTTCAGCGTTCCCACCAGCAAACCCGTTCCAGTATTCGATTGAGTCTGGGAACACGAAAGCGCACGGTGGTGCGAACACGTCTGGCACATGGTCGAACACTCGGAGACCGGTGATGGTCGCCAACCGTGTTTCCAGCCCGTCAGCGATCTGGGCGAGCGTTGCTGCCATCAGGCGACCTGCACCTGCTCTTTGCGATATGGGGCAAGCAACGCCATCGCCACCGGATGCATCGCCTGACGCAACCGCATGATCCCAATATCACCGAACCCGGCGATACCCAACGGAGCCTCAGCGGACTTGAACACGGACACACCTTGAATCTGTGCAGCCTGCTTTACCGGATGCGGAACGTAATCATTGATCGCATCAGGGTTTGCCCAACCCCAACGGGCTGTCACCTGCACCAACGCCTGACCGTAATCGAACGGGAACTCACGAGCCTTGATCGCACGAATCCGGGTGTATGGCCAATCCTGTCCACCCAACTTTCCGTTCAACGGCTCCAACTGATAGTCGGTTGAAGCCCACGTCGTTTCAAACACCCCATCAGCATCCTCATCGGTTTTCACGATCAAACCGGTGGCAGTGGAAATGTCGTCAACTTCCAACAGCCACGGGGTGGACGCCACATAGGTTCGTGCGCTCACTGTCGCCTGTTGCACGAAATGACGGTTGCAATACGCTTGAATCATCTGGGTCGCTGCGTCAGCAGCCATCGTCAACCGGTTGTCGTCAGTCGTGTCAGCGTTAGCGATCCCCAAAATCTCTTTGAGATCATCTTCGGTCACAAGCCGATCAGTTAGATGCGCCATCAATCCACCTCAGGTTTGTACGCCACGCACCGGATGTCTGCCGGTCGGCGTTGTACGTCCACACGATAGCGCACGAACCCTGCGC